ATCCCGTGTAGCCGTCGATGATAAAGCTCAGCGGCGCGCGGCCGGCGAAAGCGATCACGTCGCCTGGCAGCATGTTCGGCGCCGCGGCGCGGTATTGGGTGAGGTCGTTCACTTGTTTTCCATTTCAGGCCATTCTCCGGACGTTTCGACATCGCGCCAAAGCTTCGAGAGCAGCTTCGCCTGCTTTACGTCAAATACGTGTTGCCGCAGCTTGCCGTCAAAATCCACCAGGCAGCGGCCGAAGCGGTTCATGCGATCGGCGAATAGATCGCCCGACTCGACGGCCGGCGCTGGCGCGGCGGCAATCGCCAGTGCGAGCGCGGCGCGGCGCGTCATCGTCATGGTTGGAAACCTTTGAAAATCGGGGCTGGCGGACTAGGGGCTAGGGGTTGGCTGATTGCTGATGGCTGAAAGCTGAAAGCTTCTTACACGCCGAAGGTCATTCTGATCGGGACGTTAAAGCTCTGCACCGCCCCGGACGAAGACGACGGAGACGTTGCGCTGGCGGTGCTGGCGGGCGCCTGCAACGTGCCCGCTTGCTTCATCTGGGCGAGCACGGCTTCGATAATCGCAGTGATCTCGGCGTCGGTGGGCGGTGCCGTAGGGGCGACTCCCGATGCGGAGAGGGGGTCGAGGAGCGCTTTGATCCCGCCGAGTACCCATGACAATTTCGACTGGCCCGATAGCGGCTTGCTGAAAATTGTTTCGGCGCGGCCAATCAGGCTGGACACGAGCGGGCCGAGGGTACCAACCGCGAATTGCACGGCGGTGAGGACTGCGGGGATTGCGACTACGGCGGCTGCCATTTAATTTGCTCCTTGTTTCGTCTCTCGCATTTTCTTGTCGGCGCATGGCGTACATGCCGGCCGCGGCGTGCCGATCAAACTCGGGTAAACGGTATCGGCCGGCTTTCCGCAGAACTGGCAGATGCGCGCGCGGTTTGGTTTGTCGTTGCAACAGCCCATGGGAGTAAAGCCTTTGGTACTTGTGCGGCCCTGTGGCGGCGTGCTAGATTGCGGTAAACCCAACACTGATGAAAGACTTCACTGTGACGATAGGCGGCAGCCGAGGAGACGAATGGGAACGCATTTGCGGTACCCGGACATTCCCGGTGAAGTCTCCGATCCCTGTACTGGCGAATCTGCCGGGCAAATCGGAGGTCCGCGTTTTCCTGGTAGACCTCGATGAGGTTGAGCCAGATATTCTCGCCAGAATCAAGACCGGCCTGGCGCGGAAGTTCGGACTGTCGCCTGCCGAGGCCGAGACGGAGATCAAAGAGAAGGGGATACCCATCCTCGATGAAGAGGTCTCGGTAATGATCGACCATCCTCAAAAGTGGTTTGGCTGAAAGCTGAGAGCTGAAAGCTGAAAGCTTCTTACCCCTGCGTTTCAAGCACCGCCGTAAACTTCCATAACGACGATCCGCTGGTGATGTCGATCGAGAACACGTCGTTGTACGCGACCGGCAGCGGCGAGGTGGTCAGATTCGTGAATTGAAACACCGTATCCGCCGGCGTAGCTGCCGCGATGGTGGGGTCCTTGAGGAAGATGTCGGACGGGTCATTCGCCAGCCCGGAGCCGAGCAGCGGGGCCTGGTTGATGCGGAAGGTCAGCGCCACTGACGGGTCGGAGGCTTGAATCACTACCGTTACCACGTCCGCCGTTGCATCGCGCGGTGCCGGCAGCATCGGCCCGACGTTGGTTCCTGTCGCGCCGCTGTTCATGATGAAGCCGACGACTACCGTTGGGCCGCCCGCCTGCGCTTGGTTCTGGAAATACAGGTTCCAGGGTTGGGTCATATTGCCCTGCCCGTCGAACATGACCGTGCGGAGGGGTGCCAGCCTGTAGGCGGGCTGCGAGCGGGGTTTAGCCATTTATTCCCCGCCCGGTTCGCCATCCATGAAGGCATTCGTGATTGAGATCGGCGCCGTCGCGCTGATGATGGTGATTCGCGGTACCAGGTCCCAGGCCCAGCCCAGGCGCCTCCAGCGCAGGCGCGTGGAATAGCCCGATACGTTCGGCGCGTTCACATTCGGGGCCGCCGGCGCGATCAGCGATTGCGCGTTCATGAACGTGTGCCCGTGATCCTTCGAATAATCGAAGGTGACCGTGACGTCCTGCTCGCCGACGTCCATCTCGAGCTGAAACAAGCCATAGAAGAAGCGTTGGTTATCGCCCGCCACGTGGGGGCACGCCCGCTGCCGGAAGATCGCGTGACCGTTATCCGAGGGCGTGCTCAGCGATTGGATATAGATGTTTCCGGAGGTGTGGTCGCCCACGAAGTGCGCGCCAGAGATTGCGGGCGCAGAGCCGTGCCCGTACAGATCTCCGAAGGCGTGGCAGCGTTGCAACTGGCGGTGCAGGGTAGTTCCGTCCCAATAGCCGCGCTGGTGCCACTGGGGGATGCCGGTTTGTTGCCATGCCGTGAAGTCGAATACCCAAGTCGCGTCGCCCTGCGGGAAATGCAAGACCCAGAATTCGTGCCCTTCGTCGATTTCGGTGTAGCCGATCGCGTCTTCAACAGTGGGATACGTTCTCCAGGCCTCCTCGATCGCGTGGGTTGAGATGCGTTGCGGCATCAATCCCTGGCAATAAACCGCCTGGACATCGCCGCGGCTGCTGGCAAAAGCCATCCAGGCAATGCCGTTGATCGACAGCCGGACCGGCGAGAACTGCGCGGCCAGGCCGTAGTGGATGACGCCGCCGGCCTGCAGGCGCTGGAACGGAAAGTTCGCCGCGCCCGTGTCCTGCCAGATCTCGGTGGATTCCAGGCCGCCGAAGATCCACAGCAGCTCATGGTCGGCAAGGAAAGCCAAAATGTGATCCGGGTAGGCTTCTTTGTCGGCTTCGTCGATCGGATTAAAACTCGTGAAATCGTCGATGCCGGAGATGTACCATTGGTTCGACTGCGGCGCCGCGATGATCCCATAGGTGTCCAGGTAAGCCCCGGTGCCCGCCGGGACCTGGCCGCCGGTCTCCTCGGTGCCTGAGCCGCCGCTCGTATTCGGCGGTGCCGCGGCAGCGGGTAAGCCGTTCTGCGTCAGCAGCACCGTGCCGGACTGCGGGCCCCCGAGACCCCAGCCGCTGATGAGGTAGGTGCCGTGGACCCATCCGGAGCCTCCGGTGATGACCAGCGTGCGACCGATATCCGCCTGCGTGAACTGATAACTTTTGCTCCCGACAAACCACCCTGGCGCAAGAGTGTAGAGATCGGTGTAGGCCTGCGCGCCGAGGACTTCGATGCCCGTGCCTCCAATCGAATCCGCCGTTCCCCATGCGGCCGCCGCGAAGGCTACGCCGGTTACTGCGGCGCCGTTCAGCGTGCTGGACCCGGTGCTGGTGATGACCTGGCTCTGAATCGTGAATCCGATACCCGATTGGATTTCCATCGTGGCGCCCACGTCGGTGGGACCGAAGCCGGTACCGTTGATGAGTCCGTTGCCTGTGTCGTCGATCTGCAGGCCGACCATGGGAATCGAGAAATTTATCGGCACCGCGCCCGTGCCGCTGTCCACCCAGACGAAGCCGCCGTTGATAACCATCAACTGGGAGCCGCTGGCGTTGGGGAAGATCAAAGCCGGCTGATATTCGGGATTGGCGAGGGTGGCAAACGGCGTGTAAAGGGCGTTGCCGACCGGGCCATGGTCCGAGCAACTGCCGTCCGCGAAGACTTCGTAGAGATGGGAGGGCGTGGTTCCAGCCACGGCGAACAGGCGGTCCTGTCCGGACCACAGCGCCAGCACGTTCGATTGTGGCAGAGTGCCGAGAAGGGTGAGGCCAGGCGTGCCCTTCATTCGCCCAACAGCACGCCCCACCTTGCTTTCTATAACTTCGGGGATCAAGCCGATGCACACATCCGCTGAGGCGTTCGGCTCCGAAGAAAGGTAGGCGCATGGCGTTTGGCTGATGGCTGACGGCTGAAGGCTATCCGGCTTGCACCACTTGCTTCCCCGGACTCTGCGGCATCGGCTGATCGGGCGGCGGATCGCTGCCGAAGATTCTGGAGTTAGCCAGCCCGATATCGGACTTCGACTGTTGCGCCGCGGCCATCAAGCTCTGGGTCACCACCTTGCCGTACTGCTCCGCCAGGTCTACGGCCAGATTTAAGGTCAAGCCGCGGGCATATCCGGGTGCCAGGGTGATTGCAGTCAAATTCAAATCCGGCCATTGGGCCAGCGGGGCGAAGTAGAACAGGTGCAAAGTCCCCGTCGCGGTGGGCCACCAGAAGATATTGGAGTTGGGTACCGCGTAGTCGCAGAACAGCTTGGTGGCGAACTTCCCCGATCGGGAATTGTCCACGATCTCGGACCACTGCGCCGGAGACAGGATCTCGACGGGCGACTGCAAGCTGCCGGAATCGCAATAGGCCGCGGTGATCTTCGAGGGCCGGTATCCCAGGCTGAACGGCTGGTTGGCGCCCGCCAGGTTGATCTGACCTTCGGAGATCTGCATGATGAGCAGCCCGAGAGCCGCCCACTGGTCGACCAGTTTGTTGAGCGAGATCAATCCGTCGCTGAGTTCGGCGCCGTTGAGTGTTTCGCCGGAGGCTATCGCCTGGATGGCGCGCGCGGCGTCGGTGATTAGGGCTTGGGCAGTATAGGTTTGAGCCATTGGGATTTCTCCGTCGTCGCGACGGTGGTTTATACGGTTGCTAAACTGAAGTGAAGGCGAATCGCCGACCCGATCTATCAGCTAGGCGAAGAAAGGAGGGCGCGGAAGATAGCCAGAGCCAGTCCCGGCGGCGTTCCAATTTACGGAGCTGCGTTGTTCGTGGCCGAGAACGCAGCGGGGCGTCGCCGGGGCCTGAAAATGTCTTATGAGCGAATTGGATGACGCGGAGCGAATAGTAGCGAAGTTGCTGGCGGCGAACATGCGCCACGTCACGGAGCGGATCGAGCGGCAGCTATTCTGTTCTCAGACCGAACCCCGAGAGCGTCCACTGCCGCCCAACGTGATCGAGATCTCCGCAGTGTGCGGCGAGATACGGGTGCTGATGGTGGATGAAGTTGCGCCGCACTACTTGATCCGGTTGATGCAGATCCCGATGGATTGCGAAGACCCTTCGACATGGACCGCAATCCCGGAAGGCCGGTTCTTTGTCCGTTCAAGTGCGTGGTGGAACGGCGTCCCTTCATGGGTGTTTCAGCCCCCCGACGGGCACAAGATTACGCTTGGCTTCCACCGTGACGCCGAGCTTTCCAGGCTCCGTATCCGCCTGCTGGTGGATGGCATCCAGTACGAATTGAACGGAGCCGCGCCGGAAAAGATGCAGCCGGTAAGGGAGTTGCCGGGGCCAGCGGGGCTGCTGGCGGAGGGCGAACATGCCTGACGGGATGATGTCTAACACGTTTCCCAAGCCTTACGAGCTTGCGGCCAAGGCCCTGTTCTATGAGGTAATGGAATGGAGGTACGGCCCAACTCGCCGAGCCAGCTACGATGAACTAGCGGAGCAGCACCAGCTAGGCGAGTTGCTCTTGGCCCACTTCAGCCGCTTCGAGACGGGATTGCAGCAGATGATCGACAAGCTGATGGAACTGAACACTGAGGCCATGTCTCTCAGGCCGCCGCAACTGCTGGTGGTGGGTGAGGGTCAAGCGTGGCAGATAGCCAAACGTCTCGGCATTCCCTACTCCGAGCCAGCCACCAGCCACCAATCACCAGCCACCGGATC